TTGAGGCGAGAGCTCATCAATTATCAGTGGGAACAGCCTAGTGCATCCAGAATGGAATTAAACAGTCCAGAAAAACCTTTAAAGAAGGATGATCATGCAGTGGATGCTCTTAGATATTTAATTGGAGAAGCTGTCGACAGTGCGAAGAGACCAGACACCAGGAGCGAAACCGAAAGATTTATTGATACTATTGTGGTCGATAATCATTCACAACCTCAATGGGATAGTATATAATGGCAGGAATGGATTATTATCC